GCTCAAAATATATCGCAAGAAGATCTTGCGTTGCCTTTCTTAAAAATTTTGGGCCAACTATCTCCAGAGGTAAACAAAAGAGATGGTAAGTATGTCGAGGGCGCAGAGCCAGGCAAAATAATAAACACTGTAACGAATCAGTTGTACGATTCTTTACAAGTTGTACCTTGTCACTACAAAAGACAATACATTGAATGGCAAGACAGAGGTACCAGCACTGGTGCACCTGTTGCAATTCACGAGGCAGACAGTGATATAATTAGTCAAACCACTAGAGGTAAAGACTATAAAGATAGATTACCAAATGGTAACTATCTTGAAAATACTGCAAGTCACTTTGTATTAACTGTAGGTGATAATCCATCAACAGCTTTGATTTCTATGAAATCTACTCAATTAAAAGTTAGTAGAAAATGGAACTCAATGATGATGGGTTTAAAAATGCAGGGTAAAAATGGTTTGTTTACTCCGCCAACTTACAGCCACATTTATAATCTATCTACTGTTCAGATGTCTAACGACAAAGGAACATGGTTTGGTTGGGATGTAGCAAAGGTAGGACCAGTCACAGATAAAGGAATCTATGATATGGCTAAATCTTTTGCTGAATCTGTAGGTAAAGGTGAGATACAAGCAAAACCTGAAACTCAGGAACAAACTAAAAAATCTTTGAATTTATAGTATCCTAGGTAGTGGGCGTCGATGCGAGAGTGGAAACGCCCACTTTTTAATTTATGAATGATAAGATAAATAAAGCTCCGGTTACGTACGAGGATTGGATAGATCTGGGACGGGTGATCATACCCTGCGATACAAAGCAGGCTGTGGTCGAAAAATGGTCCGATCCAGATTTTAAGATTACGAAAGAAGAATGGAGAATAGAACACACAACAAAACAAATAGGACTTAGACTAGATCAATATATAGATTTTGATATTGATAATCCTGTTGTTAAAAGATTTACAAACGATCACATTAAATCATGTGGTGCAGTTTTTGGTAGAAGAAATAATCCATCAAGTCATTATCTTTGGTCTGGTACATCAGACTATAAAAAATTTGCATTACCAAAAGAATTAGAAAGTTATTACAAAGACTACGGTCATGGCGCAACATTGTGCGAAATAAGACACGGTGCAAATAAGTATACATTAGTTCCAGAAACAAAATATCATACAACAAATGAAGTTGTTGAATGGGTTAAGTATGAAGGTATTGATGAGTACCCAGGTAATATTAAAGTTGATCTTGGTAAGATAGCTCTTGCTGCAGCTTTGTGTATTACATACGCAGGCTCAGGACAAAGAGATGATTATTGCACTGCTATTGCAGGTGTATTACTTAAACATACAGAATGGAATACAGAGGATATAGACGATTATATTTATAAGATTGCTTTTGCAGCTAAAGACGAAGAAAGTCACAAAAGAAAAAGTAAAGGCACATCACATAAAAAAGCAAACAGAAAATTTGGTATGCCTAAACTTGCAGAAATTATTGGTTGTTCTACAAAAACAATTGCAACAATATTTAGTTGGATTGGTGTGCAAGAAGCAACAAGTGAGGAAGCAAAACAATCTATTGGACAGATTATAGAATATGGAAGTGACAGATATTTTGTAAAAATAAATGCAGTTGTACAAGGAGAACCGGTAGAAAAAACAATTACAGTTGACGGTCCTACACTTAGAAATAAAAAATTATTTTACGATGCGGTAATTAGTAAAGCATCAGTGTGGATTCCAGAAATGAAACCTTCTGACTTTGAAGAGATTATGCGTAGAAAGTATGAAGCAAGAGAAAAGTCAAAAGATTATGTTGAAGATGCAGAAGAAGATTTAAGATTTGTAAAACATTTTAAAAATTATATTTCAGAAGAGAAAGCATACACAAGTAAAAAAGAATTAGCATATTTTGGTATGCCTTACTACAATATAGAAAAAAATATTTTAGAATTTAATTTAGATAAGTTTGAAGATTATTTACATAGACAGAAAGTAAATCTGCCTAGAGTAGATTTAGTTATTAAGTGTCAAAAAATATTAAAAGCTAAAAAGAACCACGGTAAATTTGGAACCAAGTCTTGTGTTTCATGGCGAATGTTGAATCAAGAAGTAGATAAGGACGATCTTATAATAGAGGGTGAGTATCAGGAGGTGACAAATGAAACAACCTAAGTTTATATCAGGACCACCAGGAACAAGAAAAACTAGTAAATGGATTGTAGATAAATACAAAGAATTATTAATAAAATATTCTTATAACAATATAATAATATTATCACATACAAACATTGCAGCTAACGAAATAAGAAATGAAATATTAAAACTACCAGAGATGCAAGGTGTAACAAAAAAAGCTATGAAGTATAACATCTGCACGATACATTCTTATTGCAAAAGTAGGTTGGTTGGCCGTAAAGAGGTATTTGATTATGCAGATCACATGAATCTAACAACGATAGATTCTTTATTTAAATTACAGAGAGTAACAGAATCAGAGTTTAATGCTGATAAGCATAAATTTTATAGATACCTGGCTGATGCATATGGCAGAGGTAGCACGTTAAAAGAACATTGGAAGACATGTGATAAACAGATTTACAAACCATACAATTTAAACTCTATAGAACAAATGGTATTTCCGTATTTTGAGTACAAGAAAGACAATCACGTTTGTGACTACGCAGATATGATACAAGAATTTATCGACAAGGCTGTTGAGCCGGACATTGATGCTTTAATAGTTGACGAGGCACAGGATAGTAATGTGCCACAGAGAGAAGCTCTAGATAAGATGGCAACAAAAGCAAAAGAATATTATTTTGTTGGTGACGCTGATCAAACCATATTTGAATTTGCAGGATCAGATGCAGATTATTATCACAGACTTTCAAAAAATGCAGAAGAATTAAAACAAGGATGGCGATGTGGACAAACAATAACTAATTTATGTAAAAGAATTATCAGACCTATATGGGAAAACTATGGGTATGAAAGAACCTGGAAACCAACAGATGTGATAGGCAATCATTATCATCTACCTAGTCTAAATAAAAGATGTAGTGCTATGGAAACTTTGTTAGATAAAATAAATAATAGTAACGAAACTTTTTTATTTACTTATCGCGGCACGCCGTCAGATTCATGGGTCAAAAAATTTTTTAAACAACAGGGTATAGAGTTTGCACATGTAGGGAACACGGCCCACGTATCAAAGAAAGAATTAAAATGCCACAAACTATGGCCAGATTTTTGTAAAGGCACACCAATGCCATTGAAACAAATAAAAGATTTCTGGCAATACATGGGCAGCAAAGTAATAGTTCACGGTAGGGGTGAGGAAAGTTTTGATGAATGGGTAGATAGAGAATACACTATAGACTATCTTATATATCACAAGTATTTAAAAGAGAACGCAGGAAAAGAAAGAGACTTTGCATTAATAAGAAAGAAGACAGATCCTGATAGATTAATCTACATTAGAAAGATTCTAAACAAAGGATACGACGATGGAGAGGTGAGAGTAAAATACGCAAACATACATACCGTAAAAGGTCTAACGTTTGATAATGTTGTTGTAGATCTGACAGCAACAAGACAAGAAGATTATTTTACACAACTTAGATTAAAATATGTTGCATATAGTCGAGGCAAATTTGATTGTTGGACTATTGCATCACAAGGTAAATATACGTTAGGAGTAAGATGAAAAAGAAAAGCGTTTGGGATAAACAACATGGCGGATCTCACTATCAAAAATTTAAAATACAGCCAAGCAAGTTTGTAGTTGAGAATGAGTTGCTGTTTCCAGAAGGATGTGCTATAAAATATATCTGTCGTCATCGACTGAAAGGAAAGAAACAAGATATATTAAAAGCAATACATTTTTTAGAAATGATTATAGAGAGGGATTATAATGTGTAATACACCAGAAGATTTAGATCTTACAGGTATAGATACGGTTGCAGTTGATATAGAAACCTATGATCCTAATCTTAAAACAAAAGGTTTGGGTGCCATAAGAAACGATGGTTTTATATGTGGTATTGCTGTTGCAACAGGAAAAGATACAGCATACTTTCCTTTGGCTCACTCTGATACGACTATAGATATAGAAAGAATAGATAAAATATGGGAAATCTTAAATAATAAAATATTTCAAAATGAAAACATTACAAAAATATTTCACAATGCAATGTACGATGTGTGTTGGATTAGAGCTGTAACAGGTAAAAAAATGAAAGGTCGTATTGTAGATACGATGATAGCAGCATCTGTAATTGATGAGAATAGATTTAAGTATTCACTCGATGCATTATCAAAAGATTATCTTAACGAAGAAAAATATAAATACGATTTGCAACAAAAAACATTAGAATGGTCAGGTGGTACAGTTAAGGATCCAATGACTAACATGCATAAGTTACCCTCATCAATTGTTAAAGAATATGCAAAGCAAGATGTTAATCTAACTTATAAATTATGGAATTTATTTAATAAAAAAATTGACGAAGTATTATACACGAAAGATGACGGAGAGCAAAAAACTTGTAGACAAATATTTGAATTAGAAACAAAATTATTTTTATGTTTAGTTGACATGAAATTTAAAGGCGTTAAAATAGATGTCGAAAAAGCTATCCTATTTGGCAACCATCTAAAAAAACGTAGAGATCAAATCGTAAAAGCAATACAAAATAAAACTGGAATCAAAGTAGATATTTGGGCAGCTTCATCTATAAAAAATTTATTACAACACCAAAATATAACTGATTACAAAGTTACTCCTAAATCTAAGATGCCACAATTACCAAAAGATTATTTAAAAACACATAAGAATAAATGTTTACGTATGATTGCAAAAGCAAGAGAATACGACAAAGCAGTTAACACATTCATTGAGGGTCTTTTAGGCTATGTGCATGAAGGCAGAATACATGCAGATATAAATCAAATTAGATCGGACGCAGGCGGTACAGTTACAGGAAGATTCTCAATGTCTAATCCTAACTTACAACAGATACCATCGAAAGGTTATATAGGTAGTAAGATGAGAGAACTTTTTATACCAGAGGATGGTTATAAATGGGGTAGTTTTGATTACTCACAGCAAGAACCACGTATTGTTGTACACTATGCAATTAAACTAGGTCTACCAGGCACGGAGAGCCTTCAAAATGAATTTGACAAGGATGATGCTGATTTCCATCAAATAGTTGCTGACATGGCTAATATCTCCAGGAAACAGGCAAAAACAATTAACCTAGGTCTTTTCTATGGTATGGGTAAAATAAAATTACAAAGAGAGTTAGGCCTTGACCAAAGACAAGCCAAAGAACTATTTAATGAATATCATAATAGAGTACCTTTTGTTAGACAATTATCACAAGAATTAATAGCATTCTCAAAAGAGAATAAATTATTATTTACATTACACGATAGATTCTGCAGGTTTAATAAATGGGAGACAACAAACAAAGAATGGAATCCTGAAATAAATAGATTTAATGAAGTGCCATTGTATACAAAAGAACAGGCTATGGAAGCTTTCAAAGCGGAGATGTTAGATAAATATAAACAGAATAAGATAGATCCAAACTACATGGACTATTTTGAAAGATACTATACACCGGCGTTCACTTACAAAGCTTTGAATAGATTGATACAAGGGTCCGCTGCAGATATGACAAAGAAGGCCATGGTGGATCTTTATGAAAAAGGTATAATACCTCACATACAAATTCACGATGAACTTTGTTTTTCGACCACGGACCACGAATCAAAGTTGATCAAAGAGACTATGGAACAAACGATACCTCTTGAGGTTAAAAATAAAGTTGATTATGAACATGGGGACAACTGGGGTGACATACATGGATAATATAAAAACTTATGATAATTTTTTATCAAACGAACATTCACAAAAAATATTTAATTTTATAATTAAGTCTTTGTATCAAATAGGTTGGGCCGATAGTGATGAACCACAACACAGAGGTTATCCAAATATATACAGTAGTTTTAGTAAAAAAGAAGTAGATAATATAGAAATTTTAAACCCTATTTTAAAAAAAACTAAACTATTGGAAAAACAATATGATAAATGTATTGTTAACTTAGTAAAACCTTTAGATGTAAATTTTATACATGTCCATCCAGATCAATTAGTTGCATTATATTATGTAAATATAACATGGAATCCAGAATGGAGTGGTGAGACTTTGTTTTATAAAGAAGACAGAAAAACTATTGATTTAGCTAGTCCATATACACCAAATAGATTAATATTTTTTGATGGTAAAATTCCTCATACCATAAAAGCTCAAAATTTAATTGGACCATCTTATCGATTTACATTAAGTATATTTTTTAATAAAAATGTTTAATTATGGCTTATTTAAATGGAAACATACCACCTATCTATGCACAAATAAGAAGGGAATATTTATATGATTGTAAAAAACATCACGGAGAAGTTGAAGACTGCATTATCTTTGGTATTAGCGCTCTTACAGGTCGCAGCATACTATGGCATGCTATTATGGAAAACGGTGCAATATTTTATCGCTTACCTATTAGCGCGTTTATTCAAAAGGGATTTGAGTCATCCAGAGTGCCCACAAGACGACTTGATGAACTTCAGCTCTGGAATTGTTTTTCTTATTATCCTGCTGTCACTAGTTGGGATATTTTAGAATCACAAGCCGGTAAGTATATAGGAAAAGATAAGAAATGGCACTCAGGTAAATATTTATTTACTATTGACTTTGCACATCCAGAAGCTAACATACTCGACACTGATCATTCAGAGATTCCGCACGAGCATAAGTGCGCTCACATAATTGCATTAGATGATGGCAATTTTGCAGCACAGCCAAATAATCGTTGTATATGGGACATACCTTCTTTCACTGTGAAAGATAATATTCCTGATTGGAAAGTGCAAACATCTGAATGGAACGTTGAAGATAGCAGAGCGTGGCGGACAGAAGATACCGACAAGTTCTTTTATGAAATAGAGGAGAAAAAAAATGATTAAAAAATGTAAAAACATTTGCTGTAGGATTTGGGAAAAAATTAAAAGTTGGTTTTGGACTAGAGACTAATGGATTTAGCAGCATTATTAAAAAAGAATTTTGTATTAGTTCCGGTCGTGGCATCGATCCTGGTCGGAACTTTTACTGGCGTTCGTTATGTTGTTAATCTTACAGACACTATCAATTCGAACCAACAAGAAATTGTAGATCTTAAACGAGATTTAAAAGTTGCTGAAGATAAAATTACAGATCAAAACACAAGACTAACTTCTGCTGAGTCTACATGGCAGATGGCAGAAAATTTATACAGACAATTAGCAGATCAAGTTAGAGAACACGACTATGATATTAAGGATTTAAACAGGTAATGTATGGAGGTTCTCAGGATGAATTACAAGTTTACAGCAATATTAATAGCACTGTTATGTTTTATGGCTTTGTTTATGGATCCTGCGTATCCTAGAAACGAATACCTTAACGAGTATGGTGTAAGATGTGGTGAAATGGAAATAAGCACAGAAAGAAGAGATACTGATTATAATTATAGTGATAGTAATACACATGAAGATCAATATCTTAGATTTACTTACAGAAAATATT